CGATCAGGATGTCGATGTCATCCCGGCTGCCGGTGCCGGCCACCATGCTGGCCATGGCCTGGTGGTTCTTGATCTTCAGGGTCACGGCGTGCGGCGTGTGCTGCACCAGCCTGAACCCGCCCAGCACATGGCTGACGGTGTCCTGGATCACGCCCTTGGGGCGGTACTTGCTGCGCTTACGCATCGTCTTTGTCCTGGAGCAGGGCCACGATGGCGATGGCCACCAGCAACAGCGGCAGCGACAGGGCCAGCCCCAAGGCAATAGCGCAGGCCCAGATCATTTGCAGCCCCCCAGCAGGCCGAACCCAGCATTGATGGCGTGCGTGCCCAGCCAGATGGCCGCGCCCGTGGCGACCACCGTGATCACGAAGGCGAGCAGCTTCTCCCAGAAGGTTGGTTCGTTCATTCGATGTCTTCCTTCACGTTGACCACCAGGCGCGGCTCCAGGCTGTATTGCTTGGTCACCAGCAGCCTGGTCACTTGCACATCGTCGGCATAGACCACCGCGTTCAGGGCGTCCAGCACCGCCTTGGCCACGTTGTCCAGGTCGGGCTTGCCGGGGATCTCCTGGCCGTCCAGGGCACGCGCTCGCTTGGCCTGCGTCCAGCTCTTGGGCACGCCCTTGTAGACATCCACCCGGACGTAGCAGGGCAGGGCGGTCAGCTCATAGGGCAGGTGCCGCATGGCCTCGGCGGCGGTGCGGGCGATCAGCTGCTCGTAGGCCACGGTCTTGGCCGGCGTGTAGGTGCGCCCGTTGCCAAAGCGTGGCCGGCCCTTGCCCTGCGGCTCGCCAGGCACAATGAACTGCAGCTGCATCACAGCAGGCCAGCCTTTCGCAGCGCCTCTAGGAACTGCTCATAGCGCTCGGCCTGGTCAGGCCGGGGCTGTTGGTCGGTGACCGACAGCGCCAGCTGTATCACCTCGACAGGCAGGTGCTGGCCCTCGCGGGCCATGTCCAGCACCTTGATGGCCTCCTGCTGGGTCATGTCACCGGCCCTCCAAGCACTCGCCATGCTGTTGCGGCGCACAGTGGGACTTGTCCGTTGCCAATGGCTTTAAGTCTGTCCACCCGAGCGGCCACCCCATCATTGCTTCCGAATGTTCTGGGATCGGATACGTCAAGCCAAAGTTGATCTTTACCCAGTGCCTCAATTGATCCGTTCTTGCTCGACCTGTCTTGCTGTGGACAGTCGTTGTCCCGCCCTTCCAGTCGTCGGCCAATGGCGTTGGCAGCAATCCAGATTCTTTCGCGTTTATGAGAGGCTCCGACAGCGCTTGCTCCCAGCACACACCACCGCGCATCAAACCCCATTGAGGCCAGGTCTCCGAGAACGGCTCCAAGTCCCCGAGAAAGGAGCATTGGTGAGTTCTCCACGAAGACGTAGGCAGGTCGTACTTCGCGAATGATCCGTGCCATGTGTCGCCACATTCCGCTGCGCTCTCCGTCGAGTCCGTCTCCTTTGCCTGCGACACTGATGTCTTGGCACGGAAACCCTCCAGATACAACGTCAACAATTCCTCGCCACGGTCTGCCGTCAAAGGTTTGAACGTCATCCCAAATCGGGAAAGTCGGGAGAAGCCCGTCATTTTGTCGGGCGCACAGTACGCTAGCTGGGTAGGGTTCCCATTCGACGGCGCAGACGGTTCGCCATCCAAGGAGGTGACCTCCAAGTATTCCTCCACCAGCGCCTGCGAAAAGAGCCAGCTCATTCACGCCGCCCCCCTCAGCAAGCGATCCAGGCGCTGGGAGACATCGGCATACCGGTCACGCAGCTGCTGCCGCACAGCCTCATCCACGATGCTGGCCAGGCTGCGGCGCTGGTCTTCCGCTGCACGGTCAAGCAGGGCGCGAGTGTCGGGCCGCAGCCTAACCACCAGCGGCTTGTTGGGTGAGGGTTTCATGGCACTCCTGTATTCACGGTGACGGCGCGGATCATACTCCTGCCTGCCGAGGCCCCTGATCAGGCACTAGGGTAACCACCTAGAAAATAGTTGCCCGATTGGGTTGTGGACACCCTGCCGGGTTCTGCTATGATTCGCTTCAACGATGTCGCGGTGACATCGTGAACCACCGAGATACAGGAGTTCAGACATGACCAAGCAAGAAGCCATCGCCCGTGCAGAGGCAGCTCGCCACGCTGCCAAGCTCGCACTGACCCGCCACGCGCTGTACGCCACCACCTTTGGCGGCAATGACAAGCTCACGCAAGCAGCCCTGCTGGAGCATGACGTTGCAATTGAGGCGCACAACAAGTGGATGGACGTTGCCTACCTCCACCCCAGCACCCGCCGCAGCCTGATCCGCACGCAGTCCCTGCCTGCCTTCATGTTCGGCTACAGCTTGGGAGCCTGATCATGACCCCGCATACCGGCAAGTTCGTCGCCTACTACCGCGTCAGCACCGACAAGCAGGGCCAGAGCGGCCTGGGCCTGGATGCCCAGCGCGAGGCCGTTGCCCGCCACATCGGCCAGGCCGAGCTGGTGGCCGAGTTCACCGAGGTGGAGTCTGGCCGCAAGAATGACCGCGAGCAGCTGGCTCACGCCCTGAGCCTGGCCAAGCGTACAAAGGCCACCCTGGTGATCGCCAAGCTCGACCGCCTAGCCCGTAACGTCCACTTCATCAGCGGCCTGCTGGAAAGCTCTGTCCCCTTTGTCTGCGCCGATATGCCCGAGGCTGACCGCACCTTCTTGCAGATGATGGCCGTGTTCGCTGAGTGGGAGGCCCGCAAGATCTCCGAGCGCACCAAGGCCGCCCTGGCCCAGGTCAAGGCGCAGGGCCGCCAGCTGGGCTGCCCTACTCCCGAGGTCGGCAGCGCCTTGGGCATCGCCAAGATCCAGGCCAAGGCCGACCGCTATGCCGAGCGCGTTGGCCCCCTGGTGCAGGACATCGTCCGCAAGTCGGGTGCCTGCACCCTGCGCGACATTGCTGCGGCCCTGACCGCCCGCGGCGTCGAGACACCCCGCGGCAACATCAACTGGAACCCGAGCCAGGTGTCCAACCTGCTCAAACGCATCGGCAACTGAAGGAGAAAACCATGGAAAAGAAGATCCCCTACAACACCGGCAAAGTGATGATCGGCTCCAACTACCAGCCCCCCAGGCGCGTGAACCTGAGCGCCACCGAGGAGCGCCTGCAGTCGGCGCTGCTGGGTGACAAGCGATCGGTAGGCGAGCAGACCGAGTGGCTGTTCCTGCGCTGCTTGTACGTCATCGCTGCAGTGGCCCTGGCCATCATCTGGGTAACCAAGTGATGCAGCCGCAAGACATCGGTGCGGCAATCCGTGACGCCCAGCTCAACCTGTTCCAGGCTAGGGACGCCGTATTCCTGGCCCGCTGCCGGCTGCTGGCCGCCGAGGTCTGCCGCAAGCAGGGCACCGTCAGCATCAACGACATCCGCGCCGGCATCGAGCTGCCCGCGCAGATGCACCCGTCCGTCTTGGGCGCGGTGTTCAAGACCAAGCAGTTCAAGGCCGTCGGTTTCACCGAGGCCACCCATCCCCAGGCGCACGCCCGTGTCGTCCGGGTCTATCAGCTGACCAACCAAGGAGAAACCAATGGTCAATAAAGTCACCCCCGACACCATGCTGTCGGCATCCCGCCTGCCTGGCATCATGGGCATCAGTCGCTACCAGACCCCCAACGATGAGCTGGAATACAGTATCCGCGCTCTCAAGGGCGAGGAGCGCCGGGACATCGGCAATGAGGCCATGGCCTGGGGCAACATCATGGAGCCGCTGATCCTGGAGGACGCGGCCCGCCGGCTGGAGCTGACCGACATGGTCACCGATCACCCGGTCGCCCGGTATCACGAAAGCCTGCCCCTGTGCTGCAGCCTGGACGGCACGGCAGACGGGCGTGGCCAGATCATCAGCACCGACCCGGCTGCCGGCGTGTACGTCATCGGCCAGGACAGCATCACACTGGACGGCGTCGGGGTGCTTGAGGCCAAGCTGACGGCCATGCCGCCCGATGATGTGCCGCCCTTGTGGCGCGGCCCCATCCAGCTGCAGGCCCAGATGGACATCGTGCAGGCCAAGTGGGGTGCGGTCTGCACCCTGTACCGGGGCACCGAGCTGCGCGTATTCGTGTTCGCTCCCCACCAGGCAACGGTCAAAAAAATTGCAGAGGTGGCCATCGACTTCCAGCGCCGGCTGGATGAATGGAAAACGACAGGCCTGGTGGACTACTACCCGCCGGCAGAGGGCGAGCAATGGCCAGACCTACGCGGGCCGTACCCGGTCGAGGACAAGGCCGTGGATCTGCCGGACGCTGCTGACATCGCGGCGGCGATCATGGCCGCCAGCAGGACGATCAAAGAGCAGGAGGACACCAAGGCCATCCTGGAGGAGCAGCTCAAGGCCATGATGGGCGCGGCTACCAAGGCCACGGCAGGGGGCTACAGTATTGCCTGGCCGGTGCGCTCGTACAAGGCGCAGGGCGAGAAGTTCGTGCCGGCTAAACCGGCCTACACCATCCGGCAGTCCACCATCACCATCAAGCCGGTGAAGTCATGAGGGACGAAGGTATGCCGGCCATCATGGAGGCCCACAACCGAGCGCTGGTGGCGCTGCTCAACGCAACCGACATGACCGAGGAGGAGGCCGATGAGGTCATTACCTCCATCGTCGCCCTGGTCTTCCAAACAATCAAAGAGTACCTGCCAAACGAAGGAGACATGAAATGCAACTGACCACTACCCGCCAGGGCTTTGCGCCCACCACCATCACCGAGGCCATCCAGTTCAGCGAGATGCTGGCCTCCAGCCAGATGGTGCCCAAGCAGTACCAGGGCAAACCGCAGGACATCATGGTCTGTGTGCAATGGGGCATGGAGCTGGGCCTGGCCCCGCTGCAGGCGCTGCAGAACATCGCCGTCATCAACGGCAAGCCCTCGGTCTACGGTGACGCAGCCATGGCCCTGGTGCAGGCCAGCCCCCTGTGCGAAGGCGTCGAAGAATTCATCGAAGGCGAAGGCACCACCAACCCCATCGCTGTCTGCGTGGCCCACCGCAAGGGGCGCAAGCCGGTGCGCTCCACATTCAGCGTCGAGGACGCCAAGCGGGCCGGCCTATGGGGCAAGCAGGGGCCATGGCAGGCCTACCCCAAGCGGATGCTGGCCATGCGGGCCAGAGGCTTTGCCCTGCGCGATGCGTTCCCCGATGTGCTCAAGGGCCTGATCACCGCCGAGGAGGCCCAGGACTACCCGAGCGAGGACAAGCCGCGCCAGGCCCGCGACATCACGCCCGCCAACCCACTGGACGCGCTGGCCCCGCCGGCAGATCCCGTGCTGGTCGAGGCAGTCATCGAGCAGGTGGAGACTGTTGCTGTAGAGCAACAGATCACAGATGCGGTGACGGTCGAGCGCGAGCCGCAGGTCAGTGAGGCGGCTGGGTTTGCCTTGATGGTGCCTGGCAGGGAAGCGCCCTTCAGCACCCATGCCAATTTGGATGAGTGGGCGGCGGCGTATGAGGAACTGTCCGACAAGACCGCCAAGGCGGGCAAGGTGCCGGCGCGTGACCGCATGACCAAGCTGCGCGAGCTCAAGGAGGCCAACGAAGGCCTGCTCAAGCGGGTGGATGTGATCTGGAAGGCCAAGCACCTGGCCGGCTACCAGCAGCGCCTGCGTGCGCTTGGTGCGGCGCAATAAAATTGTTACTCGTCTGACAGCAGCAGCGCTCGCTCGGCCTCGCGTCGCTTGACTAGGCCGGGCAGCACCCTACCCCCGCCCTTTGTCCAATCCATCAGCGCCTCGCCTGCTCCCTGCCAATCGCCTCGGTTGGCCCTCATGCGGATCTGGCTGCGCTGCAGGTTGCCTAGCCCGGCATTAAAGGCAAAGCTGACCAGAGCGTCAAAGCTGCCTTGCCGGCCAGCAATGCCGGGAACAAGTCGTAGAACACCGCGTTCAAAACTTGCAACGTCAGTTGCGAATAGCTGATTGATCTCGTCCTTAGTCCAGGCACGGTTGTCTCCTTCAGCGAGCGGGAACTCTTTGCGGATCTGCCCGCTGTAACCTTCCTTCTTGACCATCGGCAGACGGATCTGCTCTTGGTATAGCACATGGCCGTAGCCGATTGTCCAGATGTGCGCCGGGCACAGGTAGGGTTTATTCCTGCAGCCCTCGTAGCGGTGCATCAGTTCCGCACCGGCGTGGCTTAGTTTCACTTCTTGAACCCTCGGCTGCCAAACCAGAACCCTACGATCCCGCCCAGCATGGCCATCTCATCGGAGCTAAAGATCAGCTCGGAGTACTTGATCACATCGTCGATGCTTTTGATTAGCTCGGGGTGGTTCCACAGGTAGAAGGCCAAGAAACCGTTGATGGCCATCAGCTCCAGCACAAACAGGTAGGTGATCGTCGGGCGCACCGTGCCGATATAGTTGGCCACCCACTTGCTTGCCTTCTCCAGCACCTTCTTGTCATGCTCCTGAGCGCCTTGCGTCATGGCCGCCTCGGTCTGCATGGCGATCTGGTCGGAGCGGATCTCCTCGACCTTGGCCTGGGCAGCAAAACCCTGGGCCGCCAGCTGCAGCTCGCGCTCGGACTGCACCCTGGCCAGTTCTAGTTCATGCTTGTGGTCTTGTTTGGCCTGGAAGTAATCCAGGAGCTTGGGCAGGCCGCCGAGTAAAATGCCGCCGAGGGTCGAGAGTAGAGAAAGCATCAGAGCACCATTGCGTAGATCAGTAGCCCAGCGCCCGCCGCGCCGACCACCACACTGCCGTACAGCAGGAACATCGTCACAGCCAGGATGGCGGCACTGGACAGGACGATGGCAAGTTGCAGGGCCATGCCTGCATAGGAGAACCAGGGGCTTCTGTTCTTGGCAACATCGCGTTCAGCCTCAGCCTTGCGGGCCTTCTCGCTGATCTCCTCCATGTCGGCCTTTTGCTTGGCAGCCTTATCTGCCTTGCCGCCTTCCTCGTAGATCACCGAGCGGATGTTCTTGGCCTGGAACCAGGCCCACAGGTTGTTCGACTCAATGGTCTTGTTCAGCACCCGGCTGGAATTGCTGCCCCCGAAATAACCGTTGACTGCCAGCAACAGGGCGAAGATGGAAATGGTGATGGCGGCCCAGGCTTTGACGTAGGCCTCGCGCTCAGAGCGGCTGGCGCTGGGGCTTGGTTTCTTGAGGAAGCTCATAGTCCTAACTTCTTGAAGATCGAATCGAAGATCTGATTGGCGATGTGCGGTGGTAGCGTGATGATGAAATCAAAGGCGTAGTTGATGAAGACGATATAGGCGGCAATCTTGATGAACTTGTCCAGCGCCTTGAATGCAACAGAGACAGGGTCATTGTCATCATCGTCTGGCATCTCATACTGACGTTAGGATCTTGACCAAGAGATAGCCGCCGCTGCTGACGATGACCACGGCGATCACGATGCCGATGGCCAGCTCGCGGAACTCCTGCTGCTGACGCTTGCGTCTGGCGGCCTGGGCCTTCTCGCGTTCAGACTCAACGCGGTCGGCAGCATCCATCTCAGCCACACGCTGCATGATGCTGTTCCAGACATCCATATTGTTGGAGCTAAAAAACAGACCCTTGAGCTGTATTTCAAAATCCTTTTGCGCCTTGATGGCCATCTCAATCTGCACAGCTGCGCCCAGATTGGAGCCGCCCTTTTTCTTGGCAGCTCGGGCTGACTGCACCGCCTGGTGCTTGGCCTCAAAGTAGTTGCCCAGCAACGGCCCCAGGCTGGCCACGTTATCGGTCGTGCTTGCCGCCATCTTGACCATCTTCACGGCCTTGTTCACAGCAGCCAAGGCGTCCATCGGGTCAATCAGCGGCAGCATGGTCAGCCTCCCTTTAGATGGCCAGCAACCCAGGCCACGGCAGCACCGACCGAGCTGGCGATGGTCATGCCCATCCAGAAACCGCCCTTGCTTTTGTTGGCAAGCTCAAGCAGCTCCGCGATCTGGCCTTCCATCTTGTCGATCTTCTTGTCCATGTTCTGGACGCGCTCCCATAGCACGCCATAACGAACAGGATCAATCTCACCGTGTTCCATTTAATCCTCCATCAAGCAGGTTGCACTAGGTATCCATCAAGCCGGAAGCTGAGGGTCTGGCTGAGGGTCAGGCACCTCAGTAATGCCGATAGCATTCTTTTCTTCCAGGCTGGTCAGACGTAGCCAGTTCGGAGGGTAACTGTTTCCCTGGGCATCGCGGAATGGCGTGTCCAATTGTAGAGGGGAGCCGTTTAGCAGGAACATGGGTTTCTCCAGATATCAGAGGGCAAGAGCCGTTTTGAAAGGCGACTCGGCAAATGCGGCAAAAATAAAACTAGCGCCGCTTGCGTTTGTTGCCCCCGAGTTTGATCGTAGCTTAAAGCCGTTACTTAAAACATCAGGCGAACCTGCTGTAGTCAGTTCGGCATTTGATAAGTTAGGGAAAAGCCAATCATTTACTACGTTGAACGTATCTCGGGCAGTATCGAAAACAACCCAGTCGTCTGTTGCGCTTGTCTTCTTCACCATCACCCACCTCGGCCTGAACCCCGTAAAACAAAACGGCCCATCCGCGCTGCCGTTGCCGGTGTAGCTGCCGAACTTGGAGAAGCCTGCGACCTCGGAGAAGAGGTAGGCGACGTAGGTATTCCCGTTATTGTTGACCTCGGTGTGGCTTCCAACGGTGAATGTTGTGCTGGACACCGCAGTCACACGATCTCGCGTCAGCAGTCCAGTTGTGCTTTCTAGATATAGCGTCTGCGTACCAGCATAAGCACGATGCCACACAGGCCACCCGTTGGTGCCGTTGCTGCGATCCTTAACGATGGTCATCGCCGGGGTAACCCCAAGCGAGTGGCTTATCGTGCGGCCTGCGGTTCCATTGCCCGTATACGTCACGATATCGAAGCCCTGGGTCGCGCCTTCTTTCCACTGCCATGCGACAAAGGTGGCTCCGTTGTCGTTTACGTCGTTTTTTACACCAAGAGAAAAACCGTCGGCATTGAATGCCGTCACGCGGTCGGTGCGGGTTTCCTGCGCTAACGTGTCGTTGGAAAACAGTTGCGATGCGGTGCCACGAACGGAGTCGGTCAGAACGTGATAGTAGCCAGCAATAGATCGGCTCTTGATCCACACCAGATCAGGCTGGAAAGAGACGCTGTTAACCGTGTTTGTAATAGAGCGAGCCGAACCATTACCCGTCCACAACGTCGCTGCCATGTAGTTCGCACCATTCGGGATGGTGGGCTGCGGCAGGTTCTGCGTGTTCAGCGCCTTGAAGCCGGTGGGCGGGGTGTAGGCGAAGGGGCG